CCAACCTCCTATTTTTTGAGGAAGTCCTTTACGAAATCTAATTTTATCTCCATCAGTCCATCTACCTTCAGCACCTGTTTGAGTGTTTTCGGTATCTATCCCGGGTTGAAAGTTTAATTGAGTCAAAGGCATAATTTATATTATATAACAAAAATAATAAAATTATAGTAAAATATAAAGGAGTATGAGGGTGGTCCCATACTCCGAGATTGAGTTGTATATTACTTTTTAGGTAATGTAAAGCCTTTAAACCAAGCAGGTAATCCTAATAAAGGTCTTTTGTCTAAGTAATTTTCTTTAGCTATTTTAGAATTAGCTTTGTTATAATGTAAAAATACTTGACCACAATCTTTTCCAATAAATTCTTCTCTCCAATGTTCAAGATCACAACCTGAATAAATTAACATATCACCTTGTTCAAGTTCTACTTTAATACCAGCTTGTCCTTTTTTACCTGTAGGGTCAAGATATATTGGCCAAGAATCACCACCTAAATTTAATGTAGTAGATATTTCACATGAATATCTATCTTTGTGTCTAGCTAATACATCTCCATTTTTATAAATTCTTGCATAAGAATAAGTTTCACTTAATTTTAATCCTGTATGTTTTTCCATTACTGGTTTAACTTCTTGCAGTAAAGTTTCCATTACAATATCGCTATAATGTGAATAAGTATTAGGAACTTGATTGTCATTCCATACACCAAAATAATCTGTAAAGGGTGATATGAATTTATTATCAAATAAAAATCTTGCAACTTTTCTTTTGTTTAAAAAATATTTATAAACAAAATTTGCAATCTCAGGTGAAATTGCATTTTTTAATACTGTATACTTATTTTTTTTAAACGACATTTAACACTCCTTTAGGTATTGCTTGACAGTTCCAATGTATAAACCTAAATGGATTATATCCCATATCAACTATATATTGATGTGGAATATATGATGGAAAAAATATCATCCTCCCTGGTTTAACTTGATAACTAATTTGTGATGAGGCATAACTTATTTTTGTTTTATCTTTTTCTGGTAATAAATTCATAACATTACCCGGTCTAGGATCTTCAAATAAAGGCATTGATGTAGATTCATCTGCTTTTAAAAAATAAAAACCAGACATATGACCGTTCCAATGTGTATGTAATGTATGATGTCCACCACCTTTTTTAGCAAACTCTTGTACCCACATTTCTGTAATAAACACTTGATATTGAGATAAATCAAAACCCATTTCATCTAATAAATTATGTGATGTTGCTCCTATATAATCTTGTAATTGTTTAAAATTAGGATCACCAATTAATGTTGTTGAATGAAATACATGACCCATATCTCCTTTATTACCAAATTTTTTATTACGTTTATTAATACTTGGTTTCATTTCTTTTTGAGCTGCTACTATATATTTATCTGATGCTTTGTTTAAATCATTAACAAATTTAGGTTCGTCAGCATACCATATAGGGCATTTAAAATATTCTTCTCTATTTAATTCTTTAGGAAAAGTTATTGGTTGTAATTTTTTAATTTTATTTTTCATTTAAAGGGATATCCTAAATTCCATACTACTAAACTATTTCTTTCTCCACTTTTTACTGGACATACTCTATGCCAAACAAAACTTGGAAAAACAACTAAAGAACCTTTAGGTAATATTTCTTTACATTTATACACATTTGGTTTTTTATCAGGATCCATATTTCTAAAATCAAATTCTAATTCTCCACCTTTATAATTTTTAGGATCTGATAAAGTTACAGTTATAGATAATTTTCTAATCTTACCACGTGTTGGATCACCTTCTTGTCTTTGGTAAGGTTGATCCCAACTATCACAATGCCAATCATAATACTGTCCTTTTTTATATTTTGTAAATTGACAAGCTTCTGAATAATCCCAATCAAAATTCCAACCAGCATTTTCATTTGCTTGATGAACATAAGGTTGTATTTCTTTATAAACCCAACGATCAGACATCCAAACGATGTCAGAATTTCTTTTCTTTTTTAAATCTTTTGTTTGTTTTTCGTTTAATGGTTTATTACCATAACCTCCTGTAACTGCTATTTGATCTTGCATTTGATGACCATATTTAATAATATCATCACAAATACGTTCTGGAATAACTGATTGAAAATACCAAAAGTAATTAGTTAAATTCATAAATTACTTTTATTTAAAATATATTATTTTTTAAACAAAATTATGTAATTGTTAATGTACCTGAAACAGTAAATGTTGCTACTTTACATCCTCCAGCAGGTGCGGGTAATGTTGCTAAACTGTTAGTTCCTGGTGCAACACTTGCGCCAGTATCTCCTGGTACACGTACTACTACAATTCCTGAACCACCAGCTCCGCCTGAACATCCTGGTGATGGGAAATTACTTCCACCTCCGCCACCTCCAGTATTCACTGTTCCTGTTCCACCAGGAGTTGATCCAGCAGCTCCACCTCCAGCTCCACCTGAACCTACAGAACCTCCACCTCTAGTATCATAACCTCCGCCACCACCACCAGCATAAGTTACATCTGAACCTGTAATTGTATTAGGTGCTCCATCTCCACCATCTCCAGCATTATTTCCAGAACCAGCTTCACCTACTTCAGTTGCTCCACCACCACCTCCTGATCCTCCCGGATCACTTGTTGATGCTACTCCTCCTGGATTTCCTTGTGGAGGATCTGTTGGAGGTGTATTACCTGCTCCTGTTCCTTGACTTCCTGGATTTCTAGGAGCTCCTGATCCACCACCTGAACCTCCATCTCTACCTGGTTGTGCTGCTGGCATACCTCCACCACCTGCAGTAGATGTAATTCCTAAAGCTGATGAATCATTTCCATCAGAGCCATTTCCGGCAGCTGCTCCTCCTCCAATTGTAATTGTATAAGGACCAGGTGTTATTTCTACAGCACTACCTTGTAATGGACTTGGGCCATAACCAGATGCACGATAACCACCGGCACCACCTCCGCCACCTCTACCAGTTCCACCACTACCACCACCAGCTACTACTAAATAATCTCCAGTTAATATAAATTGTGGCCATGAATTACCTTTTCTTGCTTGAAATTGACTTTTTAATGACCATACACCACCAGCTTTATTTAATTCTTTTACGATAACTATTCCTGATCCACCTGCTAATCCATTAGAGCCGCAGTTATTACCACCACCTCCACCACCTCCAGTATTAGTTGTTCCAGCAGCTCCAGAAACTCCTGGTGTAGCACCTCTACCTCCACCACCTGAACCTCCTGTTCCACCTGGTTGATCAAATCTTGCTCCAGCTCCACCACCACCTGCAAAAACTCCACAGACACCACTGCCTGTTCCATAATCAGGGCTAACATCTAAACCTGCACCTCCAACTCCACCTCTTCCAGGTCCTGGAGTATTTCCTGTAACAGCATTACCACCTACAGCGCCAGCTCCACCGCCGCCGCCTGATCCTCTTGTATCATTACTTACTGGTGGGCTTGCATTAGCTCCTGTTCCTCCAGGATTTCCTTGACCACAAACTCCTGCTCCACCAGCTGATCCAGGTGCACTTGGAGGACTACCGCCTCCACCACCGCCTGATCCACCAACAAGTCCAACTGCTCCTGATTGTGCTCCACCACCACCTCCACATGAGGTGTAAGTTACACAATTAACTACTATTGATGAATCAACTCCACTAGTTCCTGGGGTTGTAGGAGGACCTGCTCCAGCTCCACCTCCACCAATTACTACTGCTCCTAAAGCAGTGTTTCCACATACATTTAATTCTAAATTTCTTAAACCACCAGCTCCACCACCTGCAGCTCTATCTTTTCCACCTCCACCGCCTCCAGCAACAACTAAAGTTTGTATAACTCTTGTCCCTGGTTGTGTTGTAACTGCACTAGGTGTGCTTGCTGTTTTTACAGTTTGAGTACACTTTCCGAAAGAAGTTTTATTTACTTTACCAATTATTCCGCCATTTGATCTGGCCATTTAAGTCTCCTATTCGGACACCCAAGCTGTGCCATTCCAATTATATTTGGTAGGTGTTTCCGATGTATCGTTTGATTTAATTGCTTCCCAACCTTGTGTGTTGTCAGCGTTGTATTTTGTTTCGTTCCAAGAAATTATATAACTATCCTCAATTGTTGGATAAGTTATTGGTGCTTGCCAATCATCATTAACATCTAATGCCCATGAATTATGAGGTTGTGGACTTATAAATTTATTTTTTGAAGAATCATAAGTATAACCTACACCTGCATATTGTTTTCTAAAATTGTTATTATAAGAAGTTTGTTTCCAAGTTCCACCACTAAAAAAATTAGTACACCATGTTTCTCCATCAGCATGCATGTCATTATCTCCAAGAGTTCCGCTACCTGCAGCAATATCATTGCCTACAACGACTACTCTTAATACTATATTATTATTATCTAGTTCTGCAAAATGTGCCATTTTATTACTCCTTAGTATTTAAATTATAAACTATAAATTTTGTCATGTCTATAAACTTTATGCATTAGTCCAATCTCCTGCTTTAACTTGATCATAAACTTCATTAATATTCCAAATTCCAGGTGCTTGTGCGGGAGTTCCAAGTTCTTTTACAATTACTATACCGGGACCACCTGTTCCACCACTTCCTGGTCCACTATTACCACCACCGCCACCACCAGTATTTGTTCCTCCTGCTGTTGCAGACCCACCTGTGTTTCCAGCTCCGCCACCACCTGATCCGCCTGATCCATTAGGTCCAGGTTGAGGTACATATGTTGATCCGCCACCACCACCAGCAAAAGCTGTAATAGGTTGACCAGGATAACATCCTGATAAACAAACTCCTGCTCCACCAGGACCAGCATTAGAAGGTGAAGTTCCTGCAGTACCAACCGCTCCTGCTCCACCACCGCCACCACCAGCATAACCGGGTTCAGCACCTGTACCAGATCCTCCAGCATTTCCTTGATTACATGGTTGTGGGGGAGTATTTGCTGCTCCACCAGGAGGACCATTAGATGATCCACCTCCAGAACCTCCAGGACCACCAGCTCCAGCACCAGCTCCAGCACCATAACCACCACCAGAAGCTGTATAAGTTGTAGGACTTATAGTAAAAGAAGAATTAGTTCCTGTAGATCCATTAGTAGTAGAACCACCACCTCCACCGCCACCTATAGTTATAGGAAAAGGACTAGATACACTTATACATGATAAATTTCTTAAACCACCAGCTCCACCGCCACCAGAACCAGATCCACCAGGAGTAGTTCCTCCACCACCGCCTCCACCTGCAACTACTAAAATATTAGCTTTTGTAGTTGTTGGTTGTACAGTGTGAGTTCCTGAAGAAGTAACTGATGTAATTGTGTCTGCTACTGCGGGTGTAACTGTTTGAGTAGGTCCGATAATTCCGCCATTAGCCATAGCTAGTTATCTCCTTAATCCGATATTACTTCATACGAAATCAAACATTCAAGATCACTATTTGCAGAAGCTAAACCAGAGATTTTTTCATTTTCTTCTAAATAAAATCCGTTATTTTTATCTATTAAAGATAATGTAGCATCTGCAGGTACAGAAATTGTACTTGCGATTGATCTTGTATTTGATCCATCAAAAAATTTTATTGAAACATCTGCTGCATTTGTTCCATCAATATTTGCAATCATAATAGAATTAATTTTAAAAACAGTATTTGCTGTTGCAGTTACTAGATTTGCACTAGTAGTTGTTAAAGCAAATGTATCTGTTTTTCCATTAATAGTTGCAACATTAACTATGTTTGGGTTTGCCATATTATTTTTCTCCTATTATCCAAATACTATTGCCATTGCAATAGCTTTACCTGTTGTTATTCCAGCTGAAGCAAAAGATAAAGTTTTACTTCCATCTGTCACCAAAGCTTGTCCACTACTACCATCTGAAGAAGGTAATGTAAAGTAATTTGATGAACCTTGGTTACCTATACCTTTAACATTTATATTACCTAAATCTGCCATAACATCAGCCATAGCTGTTCCAGTTGTATAAACAATAGATTTAGTTCCTTGAGAAACAGCAACACCGTTTGCTGCATGTCCTGTATTTCCAAAAGTTAAAGTATAAGAACCTGTTGTATTATTAAATAATAAATATTCACCTTCAACAGCATCTGTGAATACATTAATATTAGCACCTAAAGCACCTGTAAATTCGATTACTTTATTGTGTACTTGATCATCTGTAGAACTATCATCAGTATTACTTGTTGAATTATTTGATACTAAAGTAACATTAGCTGATCCTGCAACATTAACTGCAACATAACCTCTTACTGATGAATCAATTCTGTTAAGAACATAGTTTACAAGATTACCCCAGTTTCCTGAGTTTGCTCCTGAAGCTTGACGTTCTAGTTTTAATCTAGATGTAAAAGTTGAAGACATAATTTTTTATACTCTATTAATTTATTTTTGTAAATAATATATATTTGTCATGATTTGTACACTAAATATTGGTCCAAATTTCAGTATTTCCATCTGAAATATTATCCCAAAATCTTAAATCTACTGGAGTAACATTGGCTTGTAAACCAGTCATATTTATAAAGTTATTAGAATTAGGTATAATAGAAGCTAACGATACTGTCATTTCTTGACCTGTCATATCTAAAATTTGATCTGTACTTAAAACAAACGAACTTACATTAGCATTAGCATTTATTCCAGTTATAGGAATAAAGTTTTCAGTGTCGGTTGTAATACTAGATAAAGAAGATGTTAAACCTTGTCCTGTAATATCTAATGTATTAGCAGTTCCTGTAGTAATACTACCTAAATTAGATGTTAAATTAAAAGCTGGAGTTACAATAGTAACAGCACCACCCGCAGCTATTGAATAAGTTCCAATAAAAGTATTAGCTAATAATCCTGTAATTTGATTTACTGTTGCAGCTGTTGCAACTACATTTCCTAATTGTACATTAGCAACTTGACCACTAACAATAATATTAGAACTAGCTTGTGCAGTTGTAAAATTTAATGCAGTATTAGCTTGTTGACCAGTGGTTTGAAATATAACTCCATTACCTGTTAAAACTAATCCTATAGGAGAGTTCCATGCACCTTCATTCCATGATTCTCTACCCCAACCTTGACCAAAATTAACAGAGGGTAAAATTTGTTGACCAGTTATAACAGCAGCTGAATCAGGTGATGAATTCCATGCACCTACATTCCAACCAAGTCTACCGTAACCTACACTTGCACTCATAAGGAATTTCTCCTTATGCTATTCTTATTAGGCCAGCAGTCGAGTTAGCAGTAGGAAATTGTAATTCAAAAGTTCCGTTTGTAGAAGTTTTAACTCCACCAAAATCTAAAACTGCAATCGCTGAATTACTATTATTTGCATTATATAATAATGCTGCTTGTGCAGAAATTGTTGCATTTGGAAAAGTTACATTATCTGCATCAAAAATTGCTGTAGTTCCATCTACAGTAATTGCTACATTAGTTAATGTATTTCCACCTGCAGTGTAATTAGTTCCAGATGATGATACTTCATTTGCTGTTGCGTAAGCAGTTGTGTTTGCTGCTAAAGAAGCTGTGTTATCATACAAAGCACATTTTAAAGTTTGTGCTGCAAGGTTTCCGCCAGGCGACATTAAGTCTTGTTTGAATACAGTAGCTATCGCTTGTGTTATTGCCATATTTATTGTCCTCCAGTTAATGTATTTGTACCTAGTGGGCTACCAGGAAACTTGTAGTCTGTTCTTCTTCTTCTACGAGCTTCGTTATTAATAGCAGCTACTTGTTCTTTATACAAATTTTTGTATATAGTATAGTCTTCCATGTTCTTTGTAAAGAGATTTGCTTCAGCCAAACTAGCATAAAGTAATGTACTTGGAATATTTTCTGTGTACCAATTTGTAGTATTAGTATTAGATAATGGATTAATTTTTCCTTGATATCCTAGTTTTAAAGTATAAGCTTGATCTGGTGTAGGTGCCAAATATACTCTATCGTCATCAAAATTAGCAAAATATTTAGGTTGTCCTTGAATAGAAATATCTGGCCAGTATTCTTGAACAAAAGCTAAAGGTTTCATTTCTAAATAACTTACATTAGAACCAACAGTTACTGTTAAATAATTAAATAACATAGGTTCAATAGCAGTAGGAAGATTTACAAATCTATCACCAGCTACAGCTGTAGTAGTTACATTTTCATTAAAACCTATAGGATCAATATCTCTTGATAAAGATTCAAAAGCATTTCCTATAAAATTTTCTACTTGATTAGTAAAATCATTTCCTGTATTTTCAGCCCAAACTTTAATATCATTTTGTAGACTGCTGTACGTCATCGCCATTTTTAATTACCTCGTCAATTTTAAACTTAGTCCAAACGTGTCCTGCAAATGGATAAGTTCCATAATGTGTTAATGGACTTTGAAGATCAGCATGTATTTTACCGCCTATTTTTTGCCATAATCTACAAAAAGCATAATCTTCACTTAAATATCTATTACTTTTTTCATCAATAATACAGTCAAAAAATGCAAAACAATTTTTACTAGAATATCTATCATTATTAATAATTTGATCGCTAGTATATTGAAGATTAGGATATGCTTCTTTCATTTTATCAAATACTTCTTTTTTAATTAACATAAATCCTGTTGCAGCATCTAATACTTCAGTAAAACCTTTAGTTACTTGAATATTTTTTGGATCTGCAAAATTAAGATTATATCCTAATGCTCTTTGTTCTAACATATCATCACCATGTTCTTTTACCATATCTGGAATACCTTTCCAATCAATAGATTTTCTAGGATATATTCCACAAGCTATATCTACATCTTGTTCTAATAATCTAGTAATAGCTTCTCCTTTAAATCCTATATCTGCATCAATAAATAATAAATGTGTAAATTGACTTTCTTTTTTTTCACATAAATCTAAAAATTGACTTACTAAAGTATTTCTAGCTCTAGTAATTAAACTTTCATTTCCCATAGTATTTAAATGAACTTTAAATGAATGTTTAGCTGCTTCTTGAGTTAAACTTAAAATGCCATGAAGATATCCTTCTGAAAGTAATCCTCCATAACAAGGTGTTGCCACCATTATACCAAATTTTTTATCTTTTATCATGTTACAACAGTAACACTTCCTAGACCCATTTGTAACAAATTTGTGTTGTTTGTATACCAAGTAGTAGGAATAGTTGCAACTCCTACATACAAAGGTTGACCAGACGTGTTTTCAAAACCAGGTAAAGCAGTTACTTGATTTGGAACACCACCTGTTGTTGATCCAGCTATACCACCTCCAGTTCTTGCTGCTTGTGTAGCAGATATATTAGCTGACGGTCTAGCATTTTGTAAAGTTTGTGCATCAGTAAAATAAGTTAAATCTAATTGAGGTTGTTTAGGTTCCCACTCAGAAGTATGAACAAACATACCTGTCCATTCAAATACCATTTCTTGATATGGAAATCTTAATCCTGATCTATCAGAAATTGCATAAGCAAACTTTCCACCAGAAAATTTTGGTGATGGTGCTCTATGAGGTCTAGTACTTGCAGGTACTTTAGGCATTATGAATAAAAAGTAGTCCCTGTTGCTGGTAAAATTCTAGTTGAAGGAGTATCATCGCCAGCAACTAATCGTTGATATGCTTCTTCATAATCTATTTTTAATACTTGTTGAGTTGCAACAGGTATTCCTGTTCTTTTTTTAGAGAGATAATAAGCTAAACCTGCACACATACATTCTAAAGCTCTAGAAGGTATATCTACATTTTGTTCTACTCCACTTACAGTCGAAGCAGTAACATCTTCTATTCTTCTCATACGATAATATGTAATTGTATAATTAGTATCAGGAGCCGGATAAATTTTTAAAACAGGTGTACTTAATCTTTGTAAATAATATTGTGTAGGTCTAGCTTG